AAGGTCGATACTGAGGCGTTTCATTTGAGAACGGCTGCTTTCAGCAGATCGCAGCCAGGAGATTTTCAATGAGTAACCAACGTGATCGCGATTCTGCTGCAAGGCTTTGTTAGGGCCTCCCTTTTTCGGAGAACACCATGAACCGACAAGTTGGCGAGCGTTGTGTGGAGATTGCCAGGCAAGTTCGCGACGGCGGGCTTCGCCGCGATTTTGGGGCTTTTGTTGCCGAGCACGACAGCCAGTGCCTTCAGTGCGGTTGCCTGACTGTAGCGATTGAATACGAGCACGCCACCGACGGCGCGTACTGCGACAGATGCCACCAAGAGATTTCGCAGTCCATTTACGATCACGAGGTCGGATTGCTGGCCTCTGGATACTATGGATAGTCCCCATGCCCTAACACGCAGAATCAGGAGCGACGAGTTTCCCGAGCGGGAAAGAATGCACCAAAACGGTGGCCAAGCGACCCAAAATGTCCCGACCGGTAAAGATGCGTGATGAACACGAAGGATGACGAGTGATGGACAACCTAGAACAGCGGTTGGAGATCCTGCGTAGCGGCGTAGGCAACATGCAGCATGGCCTGCCAGGCGACGAGGATTACTACACCGCAGCCGAGGTGATCTACGCGGCGATTGCCGAGTTGCGGCGACTGCGTGGTTTGGTGTCGCGAGCCGACGCGGTGATGTCGCGATCCGACGCGATGATGTCGGCCTTGATCCATGCGAACGGCCAGTGGTCAACGCTGGCGGGTTTTCTGTACGGCGTGGTGGAAATGAACTGCACAGGCCGCGCAATGGAAATCGCACAGAAGAAGTGGGAGGAAGCGCATGCCTAGAGTCACGATCGAGTTTGGAGACGACGAGCAGGCCGCGGCACGCGAGGCGATGGAGGCTTCGCGGATGGCGTGTGCGTTGCGGGACATCGACGAGGCTCTCCGGCAGTGGCTGAAGTACAACGAGCCGGCCGACCGGGATCGCGACCGTTTGGAGGCGATCCGCACGATGGTGCCCGAGATCGTCCGCGACGGTTGACACCGCCGGCACACTGCCGGCATGTCGCTGACCTTCACCGTCGCCGGCCAGCCGGTTCCGCAGCCTCGAGCTCGTGTCTCCACCCGTGGCGGATTCGCTCGCGCGTACGTGCCTGCCAAGCACGCGATCCACGCATGGCGTGATGCCATCGCGTCCGCCTACCGAGGCCCGATGCACCACGGCCCGCTCTCGGTGGCCGTCACGTTCCGTTTCTCCAGGCCGGAGTCCCACACAGGAAAGCGTGGCTTGACCGTCGCCGGCAAACTGGCAGCGTTCCCCAAGCCGGACACCGACAACTGCTTGAAGGCATTGGATGCCCTCAACGGCGTGGCGTGGTTGGACGACTCGCAAATCGTGCGGCTGTGCGGAACGAAAGAGTGGTGCCAGGCCGGCGATTCGCCGGGGGCTGAAATCTCCATCACGGAGGTGGCGTTGTGAGCTCGTTCGCAGCAAAAGCGCTGGCAGTGCCCGGCTGGATGAGCCCGCAGGAGCTGGAGTGGCTGGAGCAGCAGGCCAAGGGTGCCGCCCTGGCGGTTGAGTTCGGTTCATGGTGCGGCCGGTCGTCGATGGCGTTGTCGGCAGCGAAGCTGCTGGTGTGCGTGGACACGTGGGCCGGCAGCCCGGAGCACGCCGATATCGTGGCCACGGTCAACCCGTGGGAAACCTGGCACGACACGATGCGCGACGGCGTGCGTGCCGGGGCCGTGCGGCCGATCCGCGGCAGCCTGCGGCACGCGTGGGTGAGCGACGGCCTGCTGTCGCAATTCAACGACCGGGCCGACTTAGTTTTCGTTGACGCCAACCACGACTTCACGAACGTGCTGGCCGATATCTCGCTGGCCTACCGACTGGTGCGGCCCGGCGGCATCGTGGCTGGGCACGACTACGGAACTGATTGGGAGTGCGTGAAGATGGTCGTAGATGAGCACGTGAAGAACTTCGACGTAGTGGAGGGAACCAGCATATGGTTCGCAAGACGGTCACAGTAAGCGTGTGCCGCAGGCCCGAGTACACGCGGCGCACGCTGGAAGCGTTGTCGGCGTGCGACGGCATCGCGGAGTACACCGTTGGCGTGCATATCGACGAGCACTGTCGCACCACCGAACAGATCGCAAGGCGCATTGCGAGCGTTCACGGCTGGCAGGCTTTGACAAGCTGTGGACGGTGGGGATGCAACCAGATGATCGGCAACTGCTTGTTGTGGGGGTTTGAGAACAACGGCAGCGAGTACCACATTCACCTTGAGGATGACACCGTTCCGGCGCCGGACTGTCTTCGATGGTTTGAGTGGGCTCGGAACTTCGGAGCAAACCCACAGGTGTTTACGGTATCGGCATATAGCCGCGACCAGGACGGCGCGGCCGACGAGGCCAGGGCGCGGCAATGGTTCACGCCGTGGGGCTGGGCGACTTGGAGCAACCGCTTCAACGAGTACAAGAGCCAATGGGCAAGGTCCGGCGATCCCTCGTGGGACATCTTCGTCAACCACAAGTTCCGCGGCAGCCGCTTTGAGGTGTACCCGGCACTGTCCCGCACGACCAACATTGGAGCCGAGAATGGGACGCACACCACGCCGGAACAGTGGGACGCAGAGCAACGCAACGACCGATGGGCCGGCGCCACCGGCGATCGAGTCAGTGAGTGGCGAGCTAGTTGGCTACAGCCCGCCTGAGCTGCCGGCGCATCTCGTCTACCCGCTTGACGTGTTCGCCGATGCGTTCACGCGCGACGTGGAGCAGGGCAGGAAGGCCGCGAAGCAACTGCACGCCCACGTCGTCGGCCTGGCCCGCGACTGCGACCGGGCATTGGTGAACAACCTGGCGGCGATGGATTCGCTGCGAACGATGTTCGGCGAAATGACGCTGCACATTGAAGAGAACGACAGCCGCGACCTGACGAAGCAGATCCTCACGGACTACAGCAGCTCGAGGCCCTGGGCCACTGTCAACTGCAAAGACCTTGGCCGCATCCATCGAGGGAGCGAGTTCGCCGGGCAACGCACGGTGGAGCTCGCCGAGTACCGCACGGCGTGCCAGGCCAGCGTGCCCGCCGGCGCCGACGTTGTGATCGTCTTCGACTTTGACGCGAAGGGCGGTTTCTCGCCAGTCGGCGTGGCTCACGGCATTCACCTTCTGGCGACGGAGCGGCACTGCGCCTGCGTGGCGAGCGTGTCGCTCATCCGGTCCCGCGTGGCGCAGTGGGACGGCACGACCACGACGATGCTGGACCAGTGGATTCACTACGACGCATGGGCGCTGCGGCTGAATAGCTGGTTTGACGACTACCGTGCCGGCATGGGCTCGTGGAAGCACCAGTGGATTCCGCCGGTCGGCTCGCCTTTCGTGCCGGTGTGCTCGGCGTTCGGCGGCATGGCGATCTACCGGGCCGGTGCGTACCGCGCCGGGAGGTACACCGGCGAGGATTGCGAGCACGTGAAGTTTCACCAGACGCTGCCGGGCCGGATCTACCTCAACCCGTCGATGCGTGTCGTGATGGACTGGTGACACATGCCCGGCAACACATCAGCGGTGTGCCTCCAGACGCTCCGCGTGCAATACGACAGCCAGTCCACGTTGCTGCAGATCTGCACGCACTGGACGATCGGCCGCGACCAGTTGTCGCGCATGATCCGGCTGCAAGGGTGGCCGCTACGGATGGACCGCAGCAAGCGGAAGCTGGCGAGCATCGCCGCACGGCCGACACGGGATCCCACGCCGGAAGAGATCGCCGCCGCCAAGGAGGAACTGCGGCGGCGGCACTTGGCTGCCATGCTGCAAATGCGTGGCCCGACAGGCGAGCAACCGCCGGGCGGCAAGACGGTCAGCCTTGACCGGATTGTTAGACAGGCTGTGCAAGACGCCAACCTTGGCTGGTACTAGGTCTGCCAGCATGTCGAGATGGCGGTGAAACTGTCGGTGGAGGATCACCACATGCCGCCGCTCGTCTCCGATCTTGAGGCGCAAGTTCGCGCGTTTATCGTGTCAGCGAAGGACCAGGCCCGCGGGGGGCTGACGGTCGCCGAGTTTGCTGACCTCGCGCAACGGCTCCTTCGTCTCGTCGTCTACGGCCTTGAGCAGGTGCAGGCCCCGGGTGCGGACAAGCGCGCGTGGGCGCTCGACTGCGTGGGGATGCTGTTCGACGCGGTGGTGGCCTCACTCCTACCGATCTGGCTGGTGCCGGTGTGGCCGTTGATCCGCGCTAGCGTGCGGCAGATCGTCGTGACCGCCGCTGGCGTGGTGCTCGATCGTCTGACTCTGCCACTCGTGAGGTCCGCATGATCCCGCTCCTCCTGGCCGTGGCCGCCGTCGCCTTGTACGTCCTGCCGCTCATCATCCCGAAGGCCCCCGAGCCGGACGACATCGCGCTCCCGCCGGTGCCGGGTGGACCGACGCCGAATCCAGCGGTCGGTGCGTCGTTCCCGTCGGCGGTGTCGTCGCTCGATGCCGTCGTCCGCTACCTCGTGGCAGGGGACAGGTACGGGGCAGTGCAGGCCGACGCCGCCCGCGTCATCCGGGCCGCCCTCGTCGATGCCGCCACCCCTGCTGCTCTGGTGCAGGAGGAGGTGCTGCGATGACTCGCCAGACGATCGCCGCCGCCCTCCTGGCCGCCGCCGGCGTGGCGTGGTTCGCCTCGCAACCCCCGGCCCCCGGCCCCGACTCGCCGCCCGCCCCGGCGGGGCTCGTGCTGGAGTGGGCTGGCCCGACCGCTGCGGCGGATCGGGCGACGATGGGCCACCTCTGTGCCGGGCTGGCAGATGCCTTGGATGACGACGGCCGGCGAGCCGAGCCTCGAGTCCGCAGCGGAACCCAACTTGAGGAGTTGCGGGTCGCGGCGCGCGACCTGCGGATGCGTGGCGAAAGCATCGGTGAGCGGCAGCCGGCCGCACGGCAGGCGATCGGCGACTACCTGGATCGCGAGGCGGGGAAGAGCGGCGGACCGCTCGACGCTGACGGCCGTCAGCGGTGGGTCAAGGCGTTTCGCGGCGTGGCCGCGGCGTGTGGGGTGCAGTGATGACACGCCGCACGCAACTCCTCCTAGCCGTCGTCCTCGCCGCGGCAGCGGCGGGGGCGTGGCTTTCCGGTTCCTGGCAGGCGTCAGACCGGTTTGGGTATACCCCCGACCCCGAGGGCAACCGGGCGTTCACTGCCTCGCTCGGCGACGACGGCCTGTTCCGGTCTGCGGCCCCTCGCTGCATGGCCGCTGCCGAGGACCGCGACACGTTCCTGTGGCGTCCGATGCTTGAGGCCCACCGCGTCCGCTACGGCCGCGACTGGGTCGTGGGACGGCAGGAGATCGGATCGTGCGTCGCATGGGGTGCGATGCACGCGGTCTACGTCGCGGAGTCCGTGTCGTGGAAAACTGGCATCCGTGTCGATCCGCCACTGGTCCCGAGCACGGAAGCGATTTATGGGGGATCGCGCTGCGAAACCAGATCAAGGACATTCGCCGGATGGAGCGACGGGTCAACCGGTTTTCATGCCGCGAAGTGGTTGCGCGAGTGGGGCGTGGTCTACCGTGAGCCGTTCCCGGCGCTCGGCGTGGACCTGACCACCTACAACGCCGAGTTGGAGAAGCAATGGGGGGCGTACGGGTGCGGCGGCGAGAACGACAACGGCCGCATGGACGCCGAGGCGAAACGGCACCCGTGCCGGTACGTCAGCAAGGTGCGGACGTGGCAGGAACTGACCGCCGCCGTGGTCGGTGGGTTCCCCGTGACCATCGCCAGCAACCAGGGATTTTCCACCGGCCCGCGTGATGCGATGGGCTTCTCCAGGCCGCAAGGCAACTGGGCGCACCAGATGTGCGTCATCGGGATTCGATTCAAGGATTCCGGCCGCGAGGGCGCTCTGATCCTCAACTCGTGGGGACCGGACTACATGGGCCGCGGTGCCGCTGCCGGCGGCAAGTATCCGCCAGACCAGCCGGATGGCTCGTTCTGGTGTGACCGCGACACCATGCAACGAATCCTTGATGCCGACGACTCCTGGGCCATCGGCGACGTTCACGGGTGGGAGCCGCGGCGCATCGACAACCACGGCTGGCAGCAGTTGCCACCGGCGTCGGTCGCCGGTGCGATCGCTTTCTAGGAGGTGACATGGAAGATCCATTCCGAAACGGCGACGCTGTGACATTGCTCGGTGTGCTCGCCGGTGGCGTGATCGCCATCATCGTGCTGATCTGTGTCGGCGCGTGGACCGTCGCCTCGTACCTGTCGCGTCCTGCACCTCCTGAGCCCACCAACCACCTTCCCCCCTCCGCTTCCGTTCTCGTCGAGGAGCCCAGCCGATGACCGCGCCACGCTCGTCCACGCCTTGGCTGATCGCCGCGTTCCTCGCCGGCTGCCTCGCGGCCGCGTGGTTCTCCCCGCGCTCCGTCACGCCGGCGCCGTGGATGCCGACGCCGATGCCAAACCCTCACGAGTCGCGGCCGGTACTCGCGCAGCTTGTCAGGCTGGCGAAGGCCGTCGGCTGGTTCGCCCTCATGGCACAGCCGGCGCCGCCGGAGCCGGAGCCCGACGCGGTACAGCGTGTCGCGGAGACTGACGACGAGCCGCATGAGATCGGTGCCGACGGAGTCGCCGTGTTGCGAAACGCGAAGGGCTGGTGACATGACGACCGAGCGTGAGATCAGGCGCGGGATGTGGTGGGCTGCCGCGGTGGTGGCCATCGCCAGTGCCATCGTCACGGCGGTCGTGATTGAGATTGCCATCCAACTTGCCTGGTGGCTGACATGACCATCCGCGAATGGCTGGAAATCGTCGCGGTCGTGCTGGCGTGGACCGCGCCGGTGTGGCTGCCGGCACTCGCGGTTGGATGGTCGGTCGGGCTGTGGTGCTGCCGGAATTGGAGGGGGCGACGATGATTGGACGATTCGTGATCGCCTTGGCCATGTTCGTCGTCGGCACACCGATGGTAATTGCCGGCGGGCTGGCGAACGCCGTCGGTGGTGTCGTCTGCTGGACGGGTCTGGTGCTCTGGGAGCGTGCGAACGAGCTGCTCGACATCGTGTGGGAGACGACGCCATGACATGGGCCGTCCACCACGGAGACTGCCGCGAGGTGATGGCGACGTTTGACGCCGAAAGTGTCGATGCGATTGTGTGTGACCCACCCTATGGCCTGTCGTTCATGGGAAAAGGATGGGACCACGGCGTTCCCGGCGTGGAGTTCTGGGCCGAAGCCCTTCGCGTGGCGAAGCCCGGTGCCCATCTGCTGGCGTTCGGCGGCACCCGCACCTATCACCGTCTCGCGTGTGGCATTGAGGATGCGGGCTGGGAGATTCGGGATTGCGTGATGTGGGTCTACGGCAGCGGCTTCCCGAAGTCGCACGACGTGAGCAAGGCGATCGACAAGGCGGCTGGGGCGGAGCGTGGCCGCGCTACCGTTCGCAGCAAGTCGGTTAGCACCTGCTACGCCCAAGACGAATGGACGAGGCTCAATGCCGGAACGGTGCTCGACCCTAAAGCTATTACCCCAGATGCGGCGCAGTGGTCCGGCTGGGGAACGGCCCTCAAGCCCGCCTGGGAACCGATCATCGTGGCACGCAAGCCGCTCTGCGGCACCGTCGCCGAGAACGTGCTGACGCATGGCACGGGCGGGATCAACGTGGATGGGTGCAGGGTTGCGTCGAGCGACCAGATCGCCGCCGTCACCGGCAAGGCAACGCTCTGCGGAACGCGAGACGGATACGACCGACCTTGGAAGCACGACCCTGCCGCATTGGCCGCACGGCAAGAGCGGGCGAACGCCGCCATTGAGAAGGCGAATACGCTAGGCCGCTGGCCCGCCAACCTCATCCACGACGGCAGCGAGGAGGTGGTGGGGCTGTTTCCTGAGCGAGACGGTGGAGCGTTTCCGGCGGCTCGGGGGCCGCAGGCGATCTACGGAAACGGCAAGGGACTACCTGCAGCCGTCGGCACTCCCCCGCGACAGATGAACGACTCCGGCTCCGCCGCCCGCTTCTTCTACTGCGCGAAGGCGAGCAAGGCGGATCGGGATGAAGGGTGCGAGGGGCTGGCGATTCGCCAGACGGTTGGGGGCGGCGGCGTGAACGACCCAAACGGCGACGATGTGTGCGGGAAGTACGGAAGCGTCAAGTCGCCGGCCCGCAACCACCACCCCACCGTCAAGCCCACCGACCTCATGCGTTACCTCTGCCGCCTGGTGACGCCACCCGGCGGCATCGTGCTCGACCCGTTCGCTGGCAGCGGCTCCACGGGCAAGGGTGCGACCTTGGAAGGGTTCCGGTTCATCGGCATCGAACGCGAGGCGGAGTACGTCGAGATCGCCCGCGCTCGCATCGCCGCTGTGGCGGCCGATCGTCCGCTCTTGGAGGCCATCGCATGACCGCCATCCGCAACACGCTCGCCTCCCTCCTCATGGCCATCGCCGGCTGGCTGGCGGTCCCGCCCGCCGTCCCGGCGATCGACGCCGAGCCGGCACGGTGTGCCGCCGCGGTCGCGGTCGCCTACGCCGCCCTCGCCGGCGATGCCCCGGCACCGGTGCCGCCGACGCCGCCCGCACCCGAGTCGCCGTGCGGGGGGAAGTGCAACAGCGGCGTCTACAGACCCGACGGACGCATCGAGGCGCGGTGCGGTAGAGACTGCCCGTGCGGATGCCAGCGACCCAAGGCCGCGGCAAAGTGCGGGAGTTGCCTGGACACTCGGTCCGTGATGGGGGGCGACGGCGTCATCCGGCCGTGCCGCGTCTGCTCCTGCGCCTCGGGGTCGTGCCCGACTCGCTGACCCGCCCCCGCGCTGCTGGCGTGTGTGGCCTGCGGGTTCCACCCCCGCGGGGGCGGCTCACCGGGCCGGCGGTACCCTCCACCGCCGCCCGGTCAAGGAATAGGTGACCGTCGATCGTGATCGCCTGCA